TGCACTTGTATATATCTTCCTTGCATCTGCGTTGACAAAATGAAAGCCTATAATAACCTCAACATCATCAAGGTTTATAGGCGTATTGTTCTGTATGAACTGAAATATCTTTTTACCTGTACGCTGGTCAAATGTAAAGAACGTTGTGCCAGTTACTATCGTCGGTGTCCGCTGTGCTGATACATTGATGACTTGATCATGTATCTTCTTTGTCACATTACTCATTCCCCATCTCCTCAAATAAATCTAGAATCATATCATAGGTTTCGGCATCTCTTCCGTTGATCTCTTTTGTATATTCTTCCAATGCTACAGGAACAACTTTTTGAATCAGCTCGGCGTGCATCCCAAGATCAATGCTTATTTTTTCCTGTAAGAGAAGCTTGAGATCTTCGCTATACGCAATTTCTTGACCTTCGATAAACTTGTATCCACCTTGGTCATCAGGAACAAGCTCCCCTTTGTCATTCTTAATGCAATACAAATTGAATAGCTCATTCTGTGATTCTTGCAAATCTTCCAATGCTACAACAAGCAACTTCTTGAACTTTGTGAATGCTCTTGTTTTGTTCGCTGGTAGTTCGAGCTTATTAATAAACTCCATCACTCGTATTAACTCTGTATTATCTAGCGTTATCTTCATTTAATAGCTCCTCAATCTTTTCTGTTAATGTTTCGACTGCAACCTTTACACCATTCAGAACCTCATATATGTCATGCGCTCTTGAGTGATCAACTACTCCTAATGGTATAATGTCACTCTCTTCACTTTCTTCTAAATATGAAATAATACTCATATAGCTCTCCTTTACTAAAATTGCAACCTATTCGCATTCCATGCAAGCCCGTTAATGATAAAAAACAACCCAGCGTTACTTAATGCCACACCAAATTGTTGGTTCGGTGAACTTAAAATGACAGCCGTGTCGCCTGTCGCAGTGTTTATTATTGCACGCCTTACTCGCCAATAAGCATCTGCTCCTTGACCTCTTACACCCATCTCATTAACGAACAATCGTCTAGCCGCATGAATTCCTGCCCTTTCTGGATTGTTGTAAAATGTTCCGTTCGGATCGAACATCATCATTGAATGCGCACCGCGATCAGCAGTTATTTGTTCTCCAATGTTAATATAATCGCCTGTTATTCGAGTGAAAATTGCTAACCCCCTAACGTGCGGAGCACCCTCTCGACTGCTATGTGCAATTCTAAGAATCTCACGGCTCCCATAGTTAAAATCTAAGCCCGTTCCTGTAAGTCTCCCTCGTACCGCGCCTGCTTGCATAAAAGACAATGCTGTTGGTGATAACTGCAGCGTATTACCATTTGCATTAAACCCAACCTGTACAGCATTAGCTGTAAGCCTGTCACCTGTAATTGTGTTAGCTTGTATTCTATCTCCTGTGATTGAACCAACTGCAATGTGCGATGCTTCGATTGCTCCAGCCCGTATCTTTTCAGATGTGACCGCGTTCGCTTGTATATGCCTTGCGACGATGCTGTCAGATTGAATTAGATTAGCTGTAATTGAGTCAGCCATTAGATGATTCGTTGTAATTGTACCGTCAACAATAAGCTGTCCGTTATTCCTACGTCTAGCGTCAACCTGTGCAATATGTACCTCATCTGTTGGTGTTCCACCCTCGAAAGCTAAACCAATTTCGATGTATCCTCTAACCCTAGCGCCATACCTATAATTCTGTGAGAATGTTTCCCACTCAACTGATCTTACTGTAGGGAAAGCTTGAAGCTGTGAACTCACTAAAATCCCATTAGCATCAAACTGTCTGATAACAAATCTAACAGATGGTGTAATGGTTGCAACTGGATATCTATATGTAATCGTCAAACGAATCTCATCATTCATGTTCATCGGAATTCTGTTCGTCTCAAAAATTCTTTGACCCACGTCACTACGCAGTGACAATACTCTAGTTCCTGCTCGTGCAGTACTGAAAGTATTATGCACAACATTAAAGTGCGACCCACGCCCAGCATGCTGGCTATGCCACCCCTTTGGATTTGCCCCAATTTCATCGTGCGTGAAATCCCCATTGTTGATTAAGCTTGTTGTGTCACCAATGACTAACCTGTCAGCCGTGATACTCCTTGCGACAATTCGATCACCAACAATCGTATTCGCTCTAATCGCACCACCGTCTATCTCTACTGTTCCATCGACGCGCCATAGATTTAATAATCTATGCGCTTCTCCAAACTCACCATCTAGATCCAATAGTTCTAAAGCATTATCAAGGTCATTTAATGCATCTTCTAGCTGGTCTAATGCCCTTGTATTTGTTGTCTGTGCATATACTTGATTGCTCCAAGCTCCCGATGTTCCGTGATGGTTTACAGCTCTTACCCTGTAATGCCATCGCTGGTTAGGTTCTACAGAGTGACTAAATGCTGATACACCGCCCCGATAAATCAATGTTGTTTCTGATGGTGTAAAGTTGTTTGAACGTGACCCATGGAGTTCATAAAATCCCACGTTGAATATACTTTGAAAATCCCAAAAAAGATGAATCTGTCCAAATCCGCCCGTCGCTCTAAACCCTGTGATGGCTTGTGGCGGTCTGTTGGGCGTTCCCTCTCCTACAATCGGAGGGACAACATTCCACGCTCCATTGTTCAGCCCGTTCTCGATGCGAGTGATTCGTGCGTCATCTGAATACAAGTTACGATGGTCACCAAGCTCCACATTGATATTGTCTGATTCAGCGATATCATATGTAATGCTGATTACTCTTGTGTCCGTTAGAATCGGCTGCGTAAATGTTTCGTGATCTACAAGCCTAACCTTATCACCTAGTCGGATTTGCTCATGATCAAACTCGCTCCCGAATACTTCACGCATTGCTATAAGATTACAGCTTGCATGGTAGAATGGTCTGTTGATTTCCTGTAAGCGTTGCCACGTAGCACGCATAAGATTATCTTCGATTGTAATAGATCCATTCTCAAATGTACCCTCTCTGTGTTCTCTTCTCCCTGTTTCGGGATTCATGATTCCATAGAGTTCTCTCGCATTGTCATCATACAGGAACGGCTGACCTGCGGGCTTCACGAAACCGTGAGATGCTTGTGTCGCAACTAAGTCAGTAAACATGATACGACGACTATAACCGCCTGTCGCTTCTCCTTCTTCATCGTAGATTGCTACTCCACCACCTCGACCATATAGAAGCGTCTTAATGTGTGATGTCTCTACTGTGAATGTCAGACCGTTGATGTTGTGCCCTACCTCCATCAACAAGCCCGTATCTTCTCCTCTGATGGATGCGTCAATATATCGTCCTGTTATACGCCCATCCTCTACCTCAATGCGTGTAGTTAATTCCGCCCCCCATGTCTCCAAACAATTGGCAACTGCTTCAAGGCTTGATATGTAAAAAAAGTTAGTAGACTTAATGCCTAAATCCATAACATTTCCTACGCGCCATTTACTCTGACCCGTCAATGCTCTACCTAATGCAAACTCAAGCGTGACATTCTGCGGTCTGATATCTTCCAGGACATTGCCCCCAAGCTCTACAACTGAATCAACACATCGAGCTTGTATATACTCATTCAATCCATCAACTACATTAGTGATCGTTTTAATCTCAAATAACTTCAATATGCCATCACGGTCTGCGAATACAACTTGATTACCACCTACAATGTGCTTACTGTCCTCATGGTCTGGCATACATTTGAAATCGAACACACTCGCATTGTTAAGCTCCTCTGTATATGGTGCATCCCAATAGTTCAAGGATTTAGATGATTCATTTGTTAGAATACACAGCAAAACATCTTGAGCATTAAATATCATCAAATCCCTGTTCATGTTATAACCTCTTTCTCCTGTAGCGGAATAGTATTGTATTGTTCTCCGAGCTTCTTGTGATTGTATTTCTTCCTGCAATCAGTCCGAAGAATCTAGATGTGAAATCAAAAGCGTTCATACGCACATGACCATTGATTGTAACCTTGCGTCTATCTGTATCAATCACCAAGCGATCACCTGCAGAAAATAACCAATTAATCCTTAGAGTTCTATTCAGCTGTTCATGCTGTAACGTAAAGTTCTGTGTGGCATGCGTGAAATTCACTTCGATGATTAGCCCTGTTGGTCTTCCGCTATAGGAAAAATCTAACTGACTTGTTTCTGTTTCAGCTAGATCATGCTTCACTCCATCATGACATGTCATAATAAGTGTGCCCTTGAGTACACTCTCCTCTTCAGTGAATGATTCTAGCCCATTTGTATAGTGTGCTATGTATATTGTGTTTGGTTCATCGGAAAATGTTAGGCGCTTCGCTTCTTCATGAATTAGCCACTCGGCCAGCTCTTCCTTGATTCTTTGGATGTCTTCCATGCGTTCAAACATGATGATAAATGGAATATGTAACACCCTGCTCCCGTGTCTCATGCGACCAATACGCACTCCATTCATGTTACCGATTTGATATGCCTTCCTGTCAATAGCAGGGGAGGCTGGTCGGCTCTCCCCTTTCGCTACTCTAAAATAACTCTTTGATACTCCGTTAAATGTCATTGTTACCATTATGCGTACCCCAATCTAAGACCCTTAGCACGTTGA